GAGAGAAAGGACGCAATGGCGCAGAAAGCTTTCTGACGTATGTCAAACACATGTGGCCAGACTTTGTTGAAGGTCGACACCACCAAATATTTGCCGAGAAGCTCGAACGAGTCGCACGCGGAGAGCTGAAACGGCTTATTATCAATATGCCTCCCAGACACACGAAGAGTGAATTTGCTTCCACTTACTTCCCGTCATGGATTTTAGGTAGAAACCCAAAGTTAAAGGTCATGCAGATTACGCACACCGCGGAGTTGGCCTTTCGTTTTGGACGGCGCGTCCGAGATATTATTGACTCGCCTGATTATCAAGGAGTTTTTCCAGGGGTGGCGCTAAAAGCCGATAGTAAATCTGCAGGACGTTGGGAAACCAACGGGGGAGGCGAAGCGTTTTATTCCGGTATTGGCGGTGCCGTTACCGGACGGGGGGCAGATTTATTGGTACTCGATGATATTCACTCGGAGCAAGACGCTTTGAGTCCAACGGCCCTGGACAATGCGTGGGAATACTACAGTTCTGGACCACGGCAACGTCTACAACCCGGAGGCGCTATTGTTATTGTGATGACAAGATGGAGCACTAAAGATTTAACCGGAAGACTGCTGGCAAAACAGACACAAGACCATGCCGATCAATGGGAGGTCGTAGAATTTCCAGCTATTTTTCCCGATTCCGGCAAAGCGCTATGGCCGGAATATTGGAGACTTGAAGAGCTCCAAGGGGTAAAAGCCTCCATTCCGGTGTCCAAATGGGAAGCCCAGTGGATGCAAAACCCGACTTCGGAAGAAGGGGCGATACTAAAAAGAGAGTGGTGGAAAAAATGGAACAAAAAAGAAGTGCCAGAAATGCACTACGTCATTCAAAGCTACGACACAGCGTTTTCCAAAAAAGAAACAGCGGATTATTCTGCTATTACTACTTGGTGTGTGTTCCAACCTGAAGAAGGCTCACCACGACCGGCATTATTACTCCTGGACAGCAAAAAAGGGCGATGGGATTTTCCTGAACTCAAACGAGTGGCCTACGATCAGTACAGTTATTGGGACCCCGACACCATTATTATTGAAGCCAAAGCCTCCGGTATGCCGCTTACTGACGAATTGCGAGCAGCGGGGATTCCTGTAGTGAATTACTCCCCTGGTAAAGGGCAAGATAAAATTGCGCGTGTAAATTCTGTTGCACCAATTCTGGAATCGGGCATGGTGTATGTACCAGACACCCGTTGGGCGGAAGAACTGGTTGAAGAATGTGCCGCTTTTCCGTTTGGCGACCACGACGATTTGGTGGATTCGACCACGCAAGCGTTGTTGCGCTATCGACAAGGCGGCTTTATTGGGTTAGAATCGGATTACGATATGCAGGACAATAATCCACGCAGAATTAAAGAATATTACTAGGAGAGATCAGTGAAAGCTAAAAAAGGTGAGGTAATCAAAGACCAAGGGTTTGTTCCTTATGCAAAACAAAAAACCGTGGCAACCAGCAAAGGACCAAAACCCGGCGCAGGTAAAGGTAAATCAAGAGGCAAAGGCGCAGCAGAACGCGGCACTAATTTTACAGGAGTCTACTAATGGCACTTAGAAGTCTACTTACCCAAATAGGGAAGAAAGGTATTGCGTCTTTACGTCCAAAGCCAAAGCCAAAACCCAAAACAACGAAGCCCAACCGTCGACTGACCCCGGAAGAAATAGCGGAAAAAAGATTACGAGAAGCAGAGGCCGATCAAGCTATTAGAATGAGAATGGCCCATAAATATGGCACACCCCCGCCCGATGAGATACTGGGTGAATACATGCGCTATAAATATGCCTCCCCTGTCAGAAGCCCTGGAAGCACAGCCATGCGAGCCAAGAAAGTCGGAGACGAAACCATGGAAATGATTAAAGATTCAGTTATGAAAATGGATCTTCCAGAGGCTAAAAAAGTAGAAGCGATTAAATCAGCAGCAACAGCAATTAGAAACGCAACTCCCGCTGAACTCGCCAAAACGGACCCAAGCGTACTTGTCAAAAACTTTATGAGCAAATACGGGCCTTATATTGGAATAGGAGTAGGCTATGGCGTAGCCGACAACAAAGAAGCGATTGGAGACATGCTAAAAGCAACAAAGACAGGCTTCTTGGACGGGGCAGGAAGCGTGGCTAGTGGTTTTGACACCACAAAAGATGTGGTTGGAGACATGCTAAAAGCAGTAAATCTTCCTACAAAATTCGACGTTGATTTAGGAATGACTCCAGCAGGGGAGATTTTTGGAGATCCGGGAGTAGCTAGAGGAATTGCAGGACAGGCCCTTTTTGGACTACAACCGCGTCCAGTCCCCGACATCCAGGAAGCGGTAAGGTTTTGGAAAAAAGAAGGGCTTTCCGATGAAGAGATAAATCTCCGACTAGAAAGACTCGGCTATTTTAACGAACCTGATCCAGAGCCAGGACTTGAAGAAGGAATGATTCCTGATCTTTTCATAAACCCAATGATTGACAAGTTGCTTGGGGACTAACTAATGGCAATGATTGGCGGAAATAAGCCGACGAACATAGATCGAATTTCTGATCTAATCGACTTGGAAGTCGAGGACGGACAAACGGTCGAGATCGAAGAACCAGGGACCATGGACAATGGTGCTGCGGTTTCTTTTATAGAAGACGGTTCAGCAGAAATAAACTTTGGTCCAGAAGAGATGGACGTGCAAGCAGATATTCCGTTTGAGGCCAATTTAGCAGAATACATTGATGAATCCGAACTGGGACGAATTGCCAACGAGCTGGTTGGTGATTTTGAAGACGATCATTCCAGCAGACAAGATTGGGAACAAACCTATGTCGAAGGACTTGATCTACTCGGTTTCAAATACGAAGATCGCGAACGACCGTTTCCAGGCGCAAGCGGTGTCACCCACCCCCTCCTAGCAGAATCAGTTACACAATTCCAAGCCCAAGCCTTTAAAGAGCTGCTTCCAGCAAAAGGACCGGTAAAAACCAGAATTATGGGGCTGGAAAACCCAGATAGTGAGGCTCAAGCACAGCGCGTGCAAGAGTTTATGAACTACCAAATTACGACAACAATGCAGGAATACACCCCTGAAATGGACCAACTACTGTTCTATTTACCCCTTGCAGGCTCTGCATTTAAGAAAGTTTATTTTGATCCCAGCAAGCAAAGAGCAGTCAGCACTTTTGTGCCTACCGAAGATTTAGTTGTTCCGTACACAGCCAGTGACATTGAAACGTGCGAGCGCGTAACCCATGTTGTGAAAATGACGTACAACGAAGTGCGAACACAACAAGTAGCAGGTTTTTATCGAGACATTACCCTAGAGGCCAGCGAAACAAATATCGCTAGCAAGCCAAAAGACAAAGTAGACGAGCTCGAAGGGCTGAGCACAGGAACAAATGAAATGATGTATGAGCTCCTAGAGTTTCATGTATCCATGGACATACCTGGTTTTGAAGATCCTGATGGTTTTCATCTCCCATACATAATAACCGTCGATCGAACGTCAAACCAGGTTCTAGCGGTCCGTAGAAACTATAATCCGAACGATCCACTGAAAACAAAAATTCAATACTTCGTTCATTACAAGTTTCTCCCTGGCTTGGGTTTCTACGGATTCGGCTTAATTCACATGATTGGAGGACTCTCCAAAACAGCCACCGGAGCACTAAGACAATTAATTGACGCTGGAACACTCGCTAATCTTCCCGCTGGATTTAAAGCCAGAGGGCTTAGAATCCGAGACGACGAGACTCCACTAGAGCCGGGAGAGTTTAGAGATGTCGATGCACCTGGAGGTGCACTTCGAGATTCTTTAGTGCCTCTTCCTTATAAAGAACCGTCACAAACTCTGCTTGCATTAATGGGTTCGTGCGTGGAAGCAGGTCAAAGATTTGCTTCACTGGCTAATCTACAAATTGGCGAAGGCAATCAAGAACTTCCTGTTGGAACCACCATGGCACTCTTGGAGCAAGGCACACGAGTTATGTCCGCGGTCCATAAGCGATTGCACTATGCACAAAAAACAGAGTTTCAAATACTTGCAAGATTGTTCGCAGAATTTTTACCACCAGAGTATCCGTATCAAGTAGCTGGTGGGGATCAAATGATAAAACAACAAGACTTTGACGGTCGCGTTGATGTCATTCCAGTCTCTGATCCGAACTTCTTTTCCATGAGTCAAAGAATCTCGCTTGCGCAACAAGAGCTACAATTGGTTCAAAGCAATCCAGAAATACACAATATTAAAGAATCCTATCGCCGTATGTATGAAGCGTTAGGCTCAGAAAACATTGACGCACTATTAATGCCCGATCCACCACCTCCCGCTCCTGTGGACCCGGCGCAAGAAAATGGTGCGGCACTTATGGGTGCTCCTGCTACAGCGTTCCCTGAACAGGAACACATGACGCATATCGAGGCGCACCTAACCTTATTGGAAAGCCCTGTGGCTATGATGAATCCGGCAACAATGCCGTCCATGGTTTCACATATCTTTCAGCACATATCACTGGAAGCGCAAAAGATTGCCGACCAACAAATGCCGGAACAACAGCCTATGCCACCAGGAGCAAACGGTATGATGCCACCACAAATGCAAGAAGGTGGACCGGTGCCCCCTGGACAACAGCCCCCTCCACCTAATCCAGAAAAAGAAGCACTTAAAGCACAAATTGAGCTACAATTAATGGAAACAGTAATGCCTGCACTTGAGGAAATCTTGACACCACCTGATGACGGAGTGGTAAAACTAAAAGCGCAAGAGTTGCAGCTCAGAGCACAAGAAAATCAAGACGATAAAGAAATCGCTGAGAAGAAACTTGCTTTAGATAAAGCAAAACTTAGGCAGAAGGACGAGTCTGAAGAAGAAAAGCTAAAATCTCAAGAAGACATAGCTGTTCTGAAGATGCGAATGGAAGAAGAGAAAATGGGTTCTCAAGAAGACATGGCCGCACTTAAAGCCAGTGTAGAAAGAGAACGCATAGCCAAAGACAAGAAAGAGGATAAAAAAGATGGCAAGTAGGTTTATGGGAAACAAAAAGATGATGCCTGGTCCGGGCATTATGTCTATGCTCCCTGAAAGCAGACCTATAAGACCACCAAGAGAATTTATTTCTCCTTTAGGTCCAGCTGATAAACCTATGAGATTGCCTCCAGCTCCTTCTATGCAAGGACTAGCAGGGCTTCAAGAAAGACTCGGCTCATTAGAAAGCAGGGAAAGGTTTGACCCAACAGGACTACAAGCAAGAATAGGTGATTTGGAAGGCCGACAAATGTTTGATCCAAGCGGTTTAAAATCGAGAATCGGCGCGTTAGAAGGAAGACAAATGTTTGATCCAACAGCGCTACAAGAACAAATTGCTGAACTGCAAGGAAGAGAAATGTTTGATCCAACAGGTCTTCAAGAACAAATCGCTGAACTGCAAGGAAGACAAATGTTTGATCCAACAGGACTACAAGAACAAATTACCGCTCTCCAAGAAGCGCGTCCAAATGTTCCGCCTTCTTTGATGGGTATAACAATGGACCCCGCGCCAGACCCTATAACAGGAGACAGGTATCCAGTAATTAGTATAGAAGAGGAACCAGCTGTAGATTTTAAAAAAGACCCGGTTCCTGCTATGTCCATGGTCGAACAACTACAACAAATGATTGCT